GGCCCCAGCAGACATACCTTTAGACTTGCCTTTACTTCCACTTCCATTATCATTAACTCCAGCATTCTTCCAATTCCCTAATCCATTCTCAGCAGAATTTTGTATAAATTGACCTCTCTGAATTGGATTATTAAAGTCAGTCTTAAAGTCTATGCCTTTAACATTTCCAGTATAACTAGCAGTTGGATTATTCTTTAAACTAGTAAAAGGATTTTTAAAATAAGAACCATTACTAACACTGTTCTCAACACTTTGAATATTATAATGGTTGAAAGCAGTTGTTCCTGGAGTAAATGGGTTTCCTTTAGCCCCGTAATTTGAAGTACCGAAGGTAATCTGTTGTCCACCATAATTACCTATACTTCCTCCTGGCCAAAACAAATTCTTAGCAGGTAAAGGTTCTGCCTTTGCTAATGCTTGTTTATTCCACGGAGTTACTGTATACAGTTTACCTTTTTTCATTTCGATGCATCTATTTTCTGCAAAAATAAAAGTTTACCACTATTTCCAACCCTAGATATTTAAAGTACTAAGGGAATATAAGTCAATTACTTATACTCCCTCTAGATACATTATATAGTAAATATTATGGAACCTCTAAATTTATGTTGTCCAGTTACTTGGAATATTGATACCTGTATTGGCTGTCTTCAAATCTGCTGCAAATAGTTTTATTCTTGCATCTACTGCATTTCTAAAGGTTGCAGACGCTGTTACAATATCAAATAAATCAGTTACTGTAAAATACCCTGTATCATCACTAGTGTCAAAAGCAACAAAACCATCCAAATCGGTAGAATTTATTCTGTTCAAACTTCTTGCAGATGGCCAGCCACTTGTTCCAACACTGTTTATATAGATAGGATTATTTGCACTGTTACCAAGCCCATTAGAACCAATATTAGCTGTCCTGACTGTGCTCATATTTGTAATAGCACTAATTAGATTTGTGAAATTGATATTTCCTATAGCAGTAATCAAATCCTTCAGCCCTACAGTATTACTCCCATCCTTCACATAATTCTCTTGAAGAGTCTTTAAATCCTCTATCAGCTTGTTTAGTTCAGGAATAGTAAGTCTTTCCGCTGGAACTGAGACAGTGGTATCATTCTCCCCAGGTACCTCAATTGAGCCATTGGTCTTATCAAGAGCTGCTACTATATTATTTAGCAGCTTTTCAGTATTACCATTTAGTGTGGCTTTATCTATTACTACTTCTGCTGAAGAATCAGTTGAACCACTTTGAGGGTCTCCCTTTCTGTTAAAAGCGGCTACATTAATCATACTTTGAGCAATCTTATATGATAGTGTAGTATACTTATAGATATCTGCATCAGAAAGACTGAATGGATTATTTATGCCTTTCATAAAAGCATTCATAATTTCCTGTGCAAAATAATCCCTCGGACTTAAAGAAGAAATAGTAGCTGTTGTTTTTAAGGTTTCAGAAGTACCTGTATTATCTGCATCAGCAGTATTTTGAGTACTCTTCTGAATATCACTAGATACAAAAGCAAGATCTCCTACAGTATCAGGAGCATCCACACATTTTCCAGCATTATTAAAAAAATGCTCTACACCATCAACAACAGCTGAGAATTTATCAGAAGATATCTGTCTGAAATTCTCCACACTGAGTAATTCATCTCTAGTTTCCCCTTCCTCTACTATTTGTTTAACAGATGCAAGGGTAATTCCCTTCAAAGCCTTGCTGACTGTAAAATGCCCAGTTTCTTTATTTATAAATTTCTGATCGTACTTCATATAATACTATCTTATAATTAAACATAGTAAATGACACTTATATCATGCATCTCCATATTATAAGAGTGGAAGTTTTCCAGTTCCTCACTATTTGTTGGTGGAATATTCATGGTAAGCTTAATCTTACACCAAGTATTTCTAATCCTATCATTGATGTTGATAAGATATCCGCCAGGTACTGTGTTGGAAGTATACTGACCACTATTTATCATAGCCTGCTTTTCTGCTTGTGTATAAGCTACCCATTTTTTTGCCCTTGGAATATCTATTCTCCAAATCCTAAATTTCTTCTTTACATTCGAAGATACAGAAGATGAACTATACGGATAATACTTATGTTCAAGTTGAGTAGTATGCTCCTCCATAATACTTTCATCTAGCCAATCAGTATCCTGATATTCATTCCATACTCTGATAGTATCAAAGAAATGCATGTGCTGCAATTCGCCATTCATATAGAAGTCAGCCCTTGTTTCAAGGTTGGTGAATATCTTGTCCATCTGCATATCAGCATTGCTAACAAAAGTAATACTGCTTGGGAAGAAGGTTCCCATAAGTTTATTATATTCTCCTTCAAATAGATTCCACATACCTACAGTATTCTCATCATCACCAATAGCATGAACACTATTCCCTAGATTAAAAATAGCATAGGGATAGTAGTCAAAGAAAGATACAAATTGTTGCAATTGCTCTGAATAACATAACGCTTTACCATTATATGGAATCATATATAGGTCATTATTTACATTATCATAGCACACTCTCATACCTTGAGCTCTTCTATCAACTCCACCTTCTCCACCACTTGGTATCCAGTGTCTCTGGGTATCTTGTTGAGAGAACCAGTAACCCATACCATGAGTATCACTGATGTTCTGCATCTGGTTTCCTTGAAGGAGATATAAAGTACTTCCTACTCCATCAATAAAATATAATCCCATTGGAGACTTAGCAATAGAAAACTTATTATAACAGCCTACAGTACTACTGATACCACGACTGCCATCTACCTTGTATGAGTTACTGATTTCAATAGGCACACCATCAGAAGCAGGAATCTGTACCCTGGAATTAAACATTATCTGACTAACTCCTCTTTCCTGGAAGCAATAGAGCGTATCATTACTACTATTAATAGAAGTGACGGGTCCCATAGTTCCATCCATGTCCAATGTATTAGATAGTGTAATATTAGTCCATGCATCTATCTCTGAAGCATTATTCTTTTGGAGTGTCCATGCTACAGTAGCAGGAAAAGCATTCAACTTATAAAAATCAGAATCCATTATCTTGTAGGAGAAGAAATTATCCAATTGTGAATATACAGGATTTATCAGATTAAAATTCTGAGGATTCACATACAAGTTGCTATCTTGGCCCCTGTTTCTATCATATCTACCGTCTATATTCACATGGGTCTCTACCATAAAAGAGCCAATCTCTACAATTTGATTCTCATCTTCTGGAGTAAATGGATAAGTCTTCAGACAATCATATCTCTGATACCATGTATCCCCCCAATCATAATAAAAACTAATATCTCCACTTTGATTTAAAGATACAGACTCTCCAGCAGGAACCCATATATTTGCCTGAATAGCATCTGGTGAAATTCCTCCAAAATCTGTATCAGGATTTCCCGATCTATATAGTTCTGCAAGATAAAGAGAATTATAATAAGAAGGAGAAGTTAATGGATTACTTAAGTTTATTACTGCATGTGGAGTAGACTTATATTTCATCCTGATGCTTGCTTTACTTATGGTAAGACTTTCATTTTCTTTTCCTATAGTACCTTCTTCAATACCTACCTTATAACCTCCAGCCAATTGAGAACTATTTCTGTTGATATACTCAAACCCTTTTTCAATTCCCTTCCAAAAGCTATTATTACCTGAGTCAAAAATATGAGTGCTATATGATATATAATCTTCTGTAGGCTTATCTTGAGCACCACTATTTTTCATATCATCATAATTACTACGATATATTTTCCATGTATTTCCTCCAGTACTGATAATAGAACCAAAGGGTGCCATAGACCCTAATAGGGTATCTATATTACCGTAATAATTTGTGTCACCTCCTAATTTAACAAGTCCAATTTGGTCTAAGTCAAATATCTTTGGAGTGGAAGACATGGAAACCCCTGAGTTAAGTGTAAAAGAGGTTTGTCCACTGTAAAGCATATTAGAAATAATCTTTCTTTTTAGCACAGCACTTCTTACTCCAGCTTCAGCAGGTCTGTTACAATCATTATTTAATGAACCTGATTTATTCCAAGGATAAACCATAAATCCTACCTCATAGCCTTGATGTGGAAATTCAGCATAAAGATTCTTATTGTCATTGACATTTTCATCTACAAGCCAATCATTGTAGAATAATCCCGCACAAAGCCTTCTACAAACCCCAGTTCCTCCCCAATTCATAACTTTACGTACAAACCCTGTGCTGCTTTTACCAATAGGAGGAGTAGATGTTTCTATAAATATATCTCCAACATTAGAATTAAACTGTACATATCCTCGTTTTCTGAGAGATGTTTCTATAAGGTCCAGATTTTTCAAGGAATCATCAAATTCAAATTCAGGAGAATGCATCGTTACATACTCTTGACTTACATAAAATACGCTATCTGCTGAATCCTCTTGTACAGTTACTGTAGAATTAGACTCTTTACTACCAATAGTTACATTAGCCTTACCATTAAAATTAAGAGTATGATTATTGTTTATAAACCAATAATTGTACTCACTAGGCAATCCTTGTATTTCAGCACCTCTATCATTAAAGCCAAATAATTTTGTATTATTTCTCCATTCAACCGTTGCTCCTGATAAAATATTAGATTCATTATCTAATAAATTTCCATTAATCCAAGGCCTGAAAAACCAAGAACTTTGATAATCAGGAGAATGCTGTGCATGAGCAGTTATACTGGCTACTGTAGGATTTAAGACTCCCTGTGCCAAAATAAGTCTATCTGAAGTTGTAGGAAAAACCACAACTCCTCTTACTCTTTTATATCCTTTATTATATAAAGCCTCCTTAATAGTACTACCTAAAACCCCTTTAAAACGTGGAATGTTATATACCTCAGAACTACTTAAACTAGGATTTTCATTACATGTATAACTTCCTAAATCATCATTACCAGACATATTAGGTATATATACAGGCTCACTCCATTTTCCATTCTTGTATTGAAATTGAACACCAAGTCTGTAATGTTCCCCATACTTAAAACCCGCAGGATTAGTAGCATAGTTATCAGCTCCTATTGAATTTAAAGAATTTCCCCATGTATAATTATTACTATTTAAAGCAATAGCTCTGGAAACTTGTCTTGTATTGTTGGTAGTAATAGTTACACCATCTTTAATAATATTCTTTAAATTTTCTATTTGAGCTTGCTTTAATACAATATTACCAAAGAATAGAGTCCCGTCTTTAGATTCTATAGTTTCTGCAACGATTTCATCACCTCCAATATAAAACAACTCCTGTGGATCAATATTTTCTCCAATACTACCATTATCGGTAATAGTAACATTCTCCACAGTTCTTTTCTCTACATATTGTATTTCTTCTGTGGATATAAATAAATTCGCTGCATTTCTAAAATCACCTGTCTCATTCATGCCGTCAGCTCCTACAACATAATATGCTGTACCAGCACCTCCAGCTAAGGAGTTTTTAGATATAAAAATTTCTGTAGCATCACCCCAGGTAATATATTTATATGTATTATTTTGTTGTTTTATTTTAATTACTAGGTGTTCTGTACTGCTGCCCTTTTGTATATGGAAAAAAGAGCCATTATTAACATAGGGAACATGCTCAGTATATACAAATCCAGATTGATTAAAAGGGTCTCCATTACTTTCAGTAGCCTGGTAAGCGCCTGTAACCCAGAAATAATTAGAAATAATAGTTCCAGAAGTTTCAATTTTATAGTAAGTACCGCTGGTTCCTCCATCTCCTAATTTTACATCTTCTACTCTCTTACAAATAGGAGTACCGTTCAGGCTACTTCTAAATATAGAGTAAAGTCTTAAATATTCAAAAGTAGTATCAGGATTATTAATTACAATTCTAAATGAATTACTTACTTTTTCTTCAGGACTTCCAGCTCTTCCAAAAAATGAGATAGGTATCAGAGGAGATACACAGCTGATATTACTCTGCTGCCCATATTTATTATAATAGGTAACAGCGTACTGAATTACACCTGAGGGAAAGCTTCCGCTGCTGTCACTAAGTTTTTTAACATGAATAGAATCATCAAGCTGCATCTCAGGGACAAAATCAAAAGACTTTTCATTGTAATATTCAGTTGCAGCAGAATTAAGAAGGTCTTTTACAATATTGATAACTCTTGGCTGATTAATTCCATCTGTCCAATATACTTTTTGGATATGTTCATTCTCATACACACCCAGTGTTTGAAGAGGATATGATGGGTCAAAACCAAGACTTGGTTGCCCTATACTTCCACCATAAAGTTTCTTCTTTTTGAAGAAACCTTCTTCCATCTTTGTTATTCTGTAGATATAATCATATCCATCATCTGTAGTGAACACTACAAGGTTATTACCTATGACACAATGCCCCATATAGGAGCCTGTACAATATATCCCACTTTCGACAGAACCCTTCTCATTGGTAACACTCATTAGAGTATCACCTTCCTTGGCTGTCAGCCTGATATTTACTGCATCCCATAGAAACTGAGGCTGCTGCTTAGAGATACTCACATCTCTCTGCATTCCCTGGAATATATGTGATTCTACTCTTTTCATTCTCCTTAATCTTTAATCTTTAACCTGAAACTTGAAACTTGGAACTTGAAACCTGAAACGCACGAAGTGCTTTAATGTCTCCTCAAATACTCTCTATTACCCAAATCCTTAAATCCCCTGTCAAAGCTTCTCATATTAAGAATCAATGTCTGATACTGCCTTGACATAGCCTCTGCTTCACTGACAGAAGGAATAGTGAATTCTGCCTGAAGCTCTTTGGCAAAGAAAGCATAATCCTGCTTGGCATTATCCAGTACACCAGAGGAAATCTTACCTGTATCAAATTTCACGGTAAATACCTGCTTCTTGATATAGGCTTCCAGAGCACCAAGATATACCTCATTGTCAATCAACTTAGGATACCCATCTTCATCTACAGGAATGGACTTATAGGCTATCTGAATGATTCCTTCAGGAAAAGAAGTATAGATAATTCTTCCTTGAGTCTTGAAGGCAGGTTCCCCATGCCAGAAATGATGAGGATGATGAAATGGATGAGGATGCATATCTCTTTCCCCACTCCTCTTTCCTCTTTCCTCTATCTCAGGTCTCATTCCTGGAGTGAAATTATCTGTCATAGCTCTCATACACACATGGTGCTTCAAGTCCTTCACCTGAATAATCTTTATCAGGTCACAAGGGAGCAACCCCCTGAACTCATGAATCTCCACATTCTCTATCTTGTCTTCATATAGCTTGGGATATCCATGTAGAGCAATAAAGCGGATTACATGCCTGACTACCTGTTCCAAGGTCAAATCCCTTAACTGGGGATGGTCAAGCAAGTCATCCAAGACTCTCTTAACTGTTGTATATCTAATCTCACTTACCATAGTGTATCTATTTTATCATTCTTAATATTCACTTTGAGACGCTTCTTTATCTTGCGGTTAAGCACAAACTGATAGAACAGCTTGTTCTCATAGGTGGCATTGTTCTTGACATACCTTATAGAGAATATATCATTCTTCTCATCTCTTAATAAGGTCTTGTTCTTAAATGCCTCAGAGTCATTGTACCATAGCTTCCAAGTCTCTCCCCAGTCTATTGGATAGTTTACCTTTAGCTTGCCATTTACAATACTGACTCCTTTCTCCCATTTCCTTAACTCTAAGAGTCCCATCTTCTCAGGAAACTTCACAGTCTCACCATTAATGATATTCTCTGCCAGAAGTTTATTGACTCCTCTTATTATAGCATAGAACTCTTTCTCTTTCAGAGGTCTCCCAATATTGTACCATCCATTCTTTCTGATTAGCTTATATGCGTCATACACACCCCATGAATTGGTGACAATGATATTCCTGTTACCCTTACCTGTCCTTTTGGGCATGTGTGCTGTCTTGAACTCTTCCAGTGTCTGCATGGCTTATCGGGAGTTCTCAGGCATATTATCTTTGGCATTATTCTGCACATCCTCCTTCTGGTACTTGAAGCCTGAAAGCTCCTTTACTACCAGTTCAATCAAAGGAGGAACCAGATACTCCCTAATAGGAAATTCTGAATCCAGTACATCACAGCCTTCTGTGGAATCATCTCCATCATCACAAAGTAAATTCACTGCTTCATCAAAATCCTCAAAGATAGCACTCATCCTGAGTTTCTTCATATAGAAGAACTGTGGATTATTACTGTTCAGATACAGATGCATATCTGGACCTAAGGCTACATAGAGGATATTCTGGAGATAGGGATTGGTTCCCACATACCTCATCCTGTCCCTGCTGATATAGCTTACATTGATACCCTGGAAATAATCCATAGGATAGATTCTGGGCTGAGTACCTTCCAGTATCTTAGGAATCTTTGCTGTAGTACGCTGATAATAACCTCCTGTACAAGGTTCACCATCAATAGCTGCTACCTTCTCCAAGTCAAGACATATCTCCTGATACTCAAACTCTGAAGCTACATCTGTAGAGGCTTTCTCCTTGTCCTGTTCCTTCTTAATCAGAAAGGCCCTGTACTTCTTCAAGAGGAATATCAGGTGATCCTCTGTATACACAAAGTCATCACTGAAACCCTTGAGCATGTCAAGGCACATATATACGACCTCTCTTACTTTCATAGTTATTATATATTACGGCTCAAAAGTACAACATTTTAGTATACTCCTGAGCCGTATTAAAGATTTTATTTACTGAGTTAAGTACCTTACTTAGTAAGGCTCAATCACCTGAATCTTCAGGAATCTCAATGTCATTGATTACCCAATTCTCAACAGCATCAGTGTCCCCATCAGATTCTGCCTTAACTTTGACAACCTTAGTATTCTCAGCATTTCTAATACGCTGAGCCATTTCTGTCATTTCACCTAAATGTAATTTTCCCATCTTCAAATAATCTGGATAAGGTATTAAACACGTACTGCCCCAAAGACAGTCTAAAGCTCTCTCTATCAGACGGTAGTCCTCCTTACTCAATAATCCCCTGTAGTCATGGAATACAAAGTCCCTGTAGAAGATAAGCAGCAAAAGCTTCTGCATATTAGCATAGCTCATGTAGCCTGTCTTCTCCAAGGCATTGTAGTAGGAGCCTACTCCATTATAAATCAGCTCATCCATTGCAGTTACAAGGTTTAATTATCTTACTGGTAACACCTATTCCTCCAAAGGGACTATGGCTTCCATCTCTTGTAGGAGACTCATGAGGAATACCAAACAGCATGTTGTAGTACTTGATAGCAGGGATATAGTGCTCTGTCTCCACACTGGCCTTAAATGCATTCCACAAGAGAATATAATCAGTGAATCCAGTAGGAATAGTGCATTCATCCCCAAACTGCTTGGTATAGTCCATCACTCGCTGATACAGCAGATTAGTATCAAAGGTCACTGCTACAGCATAGTCTCCATCAAGACCACAAGGAGTACAAGGGTCAACACTTCCAAGGATTTGGATTTCTGCAAAGACAAAGAGCAAAGGCCCACTAAAAGTATTAGGAGCCTGAACAGTACCATAAGCCAAGTCTCCTACATTCAGCAGCAAATGGTCTTCTTTGACACGTCCTTCCTCAGTATCTGGATAGGTTTTCTTATAGATATAATCCTCAGGTATTCCACTGACAGATTCTGGTACATACTCAGCAGTAGTAACAGTAAGGCTCTTCAGATAGTAGTCATTAAAGTAAGTAGCCTCATTGACATGCAAATCTATGAAAAGCCTCTTGCCATCATCAGAAACCCTTAATTGGTCAAATATTACACTCATTGCTTCTACATTTTTTTATTTATGTTGTCATTATATGACAACTTCTTTATTTATCCAACTTTGCCAATTTCTCATCCACATAGGATTTCACAGCATCTGCTGCATCCTTTGCATAGGCTTTGGCACCATTGATAGTATTGGCTGTCTTCTTATCTTTTACAGAACCAATAACTGCTGTCTTGACTGCTTCAGCAGCTCCTGCTGCCTCATACTCAGCCTTAGGCTCATCATCTCCTTCCTCCATCTTGACAGGCTTCCACCCACCATTAAGAGCATAGAGAGCAAAGCCACCGTCTGTAGGCTTCAGCCAAAGTGCATCCCTTACATTAGGTGCAGTATTGGAACATACCACTTTCAAATATTTCATAGCTCTATCTATTTTAAGTTAAAAATTAAAGGGGAAAGGGATTAGTCTCCCTCTCCCCCATTTCTCAGTAGGTTGTGGTTTTACCACAGCTTAGGAAAGACCTTCAATCGCAAATCCAGCAGCTTCTACGGAATCCAAAGCATTGAAAGCTGTAATGAAGCTAGTCAGATGGGCTGCAGTCTTTGCCACAATGGTAATCTCTTTCTCAGTACGGTAGCTATTTACACCAGTATCAGTGAATGCATAGTGAATCTCCAATACATTGTAAGCCTGAGTAGGATCTACCAGATAGTCAGTATGCACATAGTTAGGCCATCCCTTCATCCTGTACTGGTCACCACGCTCACCTGCACAGAACCACTCAAGGTCTGCAATCTGCTGACCATTGTTAACAGTAGTGGTAGGAGTCTGCTCAGCTACAGTTCCCCAGATAACATCATCACCATTATCAAGAACAGTGCCAGGAAGTACATCAAACATAATCCTACGAGCCTTCATGGTACCAAGCTTCCAAGCCTGAGGCTTCTCCTCAATATAGATACCATCCTCTGAACCTGCAGTACCAGCACTGAAGGTAAGATAAGGATTAGTGGTAGCAGTTGCACCATCCTCACGGCTGAAGCAAGCATTAAGCTCAGCTACCATTGCCTTATAGAATTCCTTGACATCTGATACCATTGCACTGGTTACATGAACAGCAGCATCCTTGTAATACTGAGAAGCATCACCTGAGCTGAAGAAGTTCTTGAAGTTAATACCCAGAACACAATCCTGACCAGCAGTAGGAGTGATTGCAAGAGTAACCTTTACCTTACGCATCTTAGTAGCCAAATCTGCAGCAGCATAAGCCTTTGCATAAGTGATATTCTTCAGAGGGATAATGTCACTGGGAAGTACAGTCTCATTATCAGCTCCTTTATAGAAGAACATAACTTCTGGGCCAAGAAGACCCTTAATTTCCTTCAGGCCACCAATAGTACCATTATTGGAAGCAGCTGTTACTGTCTCTGCATACTCACCATTCAGTACATAAAACTGTCGTACCTGATTTACACTAAAGTTTGCCATAACATTAAAATATTTAAGTTAAACATTGTCCAGTGGCTATGGCTTAGCCCAAAGGACTTTTATCAATCATTATTTCTATTTGTAGGTATTGATATACCTTTACTTCTTAAAGCCATCCTCACAGCCAAGTCAAGTAAATCCTGATGAAGCTTATCATTGAGGATACATTCTGAAGGCCCTCTGTCTCCTTCTATCTCAAGATTGTTCGGCAATCTCACCAGAATGATAGGAGTAGGTTTCTTCATATATCTTACATAATATTTGGTAATAGGATACTTGCTGACTATCTCAACCCTATCATCTGACAAGTCAAGCCTCAAAGCCCTTCTTCTATTAATTCCCCTAAAGGGATTCTTCTTGATTCTATGGAACTCATCCTGAGTAACAGGAACTACTTCCTGGGACAGGTTACCCCCACATTTACCATCACCAGCATCTACTGTTGCCTCTTCATAGGTAATAAACCAAAGGTCAGGGTCAAGTGTAAAGACTGCTGACTCAGCAAACCTCATTCCAATGATTCCAGGATTATCCTCCTTATCAAGAAGTGCCTCTCCTATGAGATTAGAGAGAAGTCTCCTTTGCTCTTCAGTTTCTTCAAAGCTCAGACCTGAAGGATTCCTGCCATTGTAGAGACTCCTGACAAATTCCTCTTGAGCTTTGGTAAGATAAAAACTCTTCTCATACTCATTAAACTCGATACTGTCAGTAGCCTCCTGGTTGTCAAAGCTCCTGATTCTCCTGTAGCTGTTAACCAGGACATCAAATCCGTCTGAAAACTCTGATACTGTCATAGTCTATTATTCTCCTTGACTTCTATTACTAACTCTTCCTCTGGTAGTCAGTGCCAGTTCCACTGCCCTGTTCAGGATATCCACATGAAGGATAGGGTTCAATGTACATTCTGTCTGTACAGTAACACCATCAATACTGAGTCCATCAGGCAGATTTACCAGTACAATGGGGTCTGGCCTCTTCACATACCTTATCTTATATACAGCTGTCTTTGTAGGAGTATCACCTGTTAAATCTTCTGAGATATCCCAGATAGGAATCAATTCCGACTGCACATCAAAGCCTGCTGACTGATTCTGGAATAGCCTCCATGCCTGCTTTTTCAAAGGCTGGCTATATGCTTTAGACATCTCCCTGTCATATTCCTTATAGTTCAAAGGAACAATCACATAATTTTCTTTTTTGGTAACAGGGTCACCTTCAGTAACAACCAGCTTCTCATTCAGAATAAAGAGGACATCAGTTGTACCATTTACAGGACTGCCATTTACAATTTTTGGAGGCATCTGATAAATAATACCTCTGTCATCAAATATTGGAGCTTCTTCCCCAGACCCATATTCTACAGGACTTAAGGTTGTGACCTTAATAAGACTTGAGAAATCCACCTGTCTTCTCTCACTATCATCAAAGCCTTGTCCCTGAGAATTCTGATTGCTATAGAAATAGCTCTTCACAACCAAATCCTGAGCCTGAGTCAAAAGGACAGATTTCTCATACTCATCTAAAGTAACATCTGCCTTAGATGCTCCTTCTCCAAAGTTTGACTGTATACTGTAACTATTCAGTAAAGTATCAAAAGTATTACTAAACTCTTGTGTAGTCATATCTCTTGTATTTTAATTATTCACTCCTCTGTCCCGCCTGAAGCACCATCTGTGCATTATCATTACCTGTAGCTGTCCAAGCCACTTTAGCCAATTCTACAGCTCTCTGAAGAATATCCTCATGAAGAATGGGGTCAAGCTCACATTCATTTGAAGCGTTATATTCGAAACCTCCAATTGTTAAACCATCAAGATCTCCTATAATAATAGGATGAGGTCTACGAATATACCTTATATTATAAGTTCCACCAGATACTCCAGGAGGAGTAATAATTTCTACATATTTATTATAGTCATTTCCAGAAACAGAACCCGAATTAATTAATCTCCAAGCCTGATTCTTCAAAGGCCTCTTATAAGGCTTAGACATTAAACGTGTATATTCATCATATCTAAGAGGAATAATTTGATATTTACCTATACTACTAGTAGAAGAATCTAAAGTATAGGATTCATTAATAACAATAAATACATCAGAGGGGAATTCATAGACAAAACTTCTTTCATCTATCCTTCCAGTCAAGAGGACAACAGTTTCTGATTCAACCAAAATGCTTCCACCTAATCTATATGGCCAGTTATGTACATAGACTGGATGTGAGTTTATGTTGGAAGTAAAATAATTAGTGCCAAGTGTTGGCATATTTACTGTCAAGGGAGTAGAACTTGCAGTAGGTACTACCCTATTGCCAGTTTCTATACTTGTAAAGTAAATATCATATCGTACAGAAGAAGTATAAATGCCAGACGCTATCTCGTAAGAACATGTATATTTAAGTCTGGTTCCACTTTCTGTGGATGATACAATACTCGGAACACAGCTGGCTGTCTTCATCAATACTGAGAAGTCAGCCTGCCTCTTAGCAGAGTCATCAAAGCCCTGCCCAATGTTATTACCTTTACTGTTGGCAGTAAAATAGTTCTTGATAATCTCATCCTGAGATTTAGTCAGAAAAAGGCTCTTCTCATATTCATTCAAGCCTGGGGCCTGATTTGAAGTAATATTGTTATAAAGAACATCAAACTGGTTTGAAAACTCTGTTAAATTCATAGTACTTTATATTTACTTTATTTTAAGGTTCTGTATGGGGCTAATGAATAGCCCCTATACTTCCCCTGTTGTTATCAATCTTTTAATCTTGCTTCTAAGGTATATTTAAGCTCTTGCCTCTTCACATTAGTGATATACTTGGCTGCATTTGTCAGTGTGCTATCCTCTCCCATTTCACACATCGGAGAACCATCATAGTAGTAAAGGTCATTCCTTCGTGTAATAATGCCTGCTTCAACACCTTTCTTGATAAGTACCTTTGCAGGAAGAAGTGGATCCTTGATAGTGCTGAGGAACCTGCGGGAATCACTCTCTATATACTCCATTACCTTTGCCTGAAGGAAGTCAAGCTTGGTCTGAGCTGTAACAGGTCTGCCAGTAAGAATCTCAAGAATAGCACGGAGAGTATCCTTGTCATTGCGGATAGCTCCATATTCCATAAAGCACTCCATCTTTGCATCATTCTTGCTAAGGTTCATCTGTACCTCTGCATTCTCTGAGATGATTACATACTGATAGGTTGCCTTAGGCCTGTCCTCAAGCTCTTGCATGGAAGGACAAATATAGTCCTTATTGGCAAGCAGCACTTTGTATTTGATGTAATCAAGAGGGTCACTCAGGTCAAGGTAGTTATCCTGCTTAAACAGTATCACCTTTCCACATCCCTCTGGATTATTGTCATCCCAGAAGTTGTCACGCTTGTTATAGATACTCAGTGCTCCTTTCTCCAAACGCATGGCCTGCTCCAGGAATGCCATCTCATTATCAGTAAGAACATTGACATACTGTCCTGAACGAAGTCTTGGAACTACAAAGCTCCTTCTTGCTCCTTCTGCCATTCCTCCCCATAGTACATGTCCTTTAGTCTGAACCATAGCACTTGGGCTGGGGACAAATCTTACAATAATCCGTTCATTTCTCAGACAGTTAATAGGCTCACCAGCCTCTTGTCTTTTTTGTGTAGGCTGAGGTTCTACCTCTGCCATTGCCCTTTTGGGGGCTTCTTGGAGATGCTCCTCTGTATCCAGTACAATCCTTCCAAAGTTTGGCATCTCTTCTCCTTCTACTCTCTTCTTGTTTGCCATTACTTCTCCTATTTATTAATTATTTGTATCGTTTCTTACATTATGATTGTATCATAATAAAAAGATTGGCAGGAGAGGAACCTGAGTCCCCCTCCTTACCTTCTCTTTTTAACCACGAAGTACTGCAGGAATAATGCTCATTGTCCTTGTAGGATCAAGAACACATACACCAGTAGTAGTGAACTTGTGGATAGTTGCAGAATCCTCATCATGGCTCATGTACTCATTGCCCATCTTGCCAGTGAATGGATTGCGGAAGCCCCACTCATAAGAAGTGTAGTCACCTACCTGACCCTTGACACCTACTTTGAAGATGTTAGGCTGGTCCATAGTACCAATGTCAAAGATGTCATAACGGTAAGAATAGGCAGGACCACCATTAGGATGCATAATCTTGTTGCGTACAGGATCATCATACATGGGGTCTACATCTACACGTACAGTTACACCATTAGGAGCCTTGAACTCAACAATCTGAGCACCAATACTCAGAGCATTGTCATGCAAAGGAGAGTTCACCTTGCGTACCATACCAATCTGGTCTGCATTGGTAGTGAATGCCTGCCAGCCACTGATGGTATCAAGAGCTGCCTTATGGAACTGAGCAGCACCACGCTCACCAGTCTTCAGGATGAATACACGGTCTTTCATGTCAAGATTAGCTGCACTCAGATTGTACAGGGCATCCTCAATCTTCTTCAGGGAGAAGTTGTTGTAGAAGTCTGTGTTGTTAACTTCCATCTGCTGGAACAGACCTGCACCCATGCGGATAACCTCACCACTCTTACCAATGTCAAGATACTCACCATTCTTATTGCGGTTGCTACGGCCATAAGCAATCAGCTTGTTCTTAGCTGCATTCCACTGCTGCTCAAGTACCCACTGCTCATAGTGCATCCACATGTCATAGGTCTTGACAGTGTAGCCATTATTGTTGGGAACTTCTACAGGAATACCAAAGGCAATCTTCTTGTTGATAAGAGCACCAGATACCTTATGCTGCATACGGATAGAGCTGAACTCATTACGCATCATGATAGGACTGGAGAAGGTGATATCATCAACCTTGCGAGAGAACTCACGCTCAACAGGAGCATACTCCTTAGAGAACCTCTTACCAGGCTGGAGCTGCTCACCAGGCATACCACCAATAACACCACCCATCAGCTGTACCTTATAGCGGATGTTAGTGCCTTCACGATAGCCATCACCCAAAATGCGGAGGGGATAGATTTCATTCAGTTCACCGACAATCACTGCACCGTCAGCAAACAGGTCTTCATCAAATACTACATAGAAAGGTTCACCATTGGCACCTGCATTTACATTGTCAGCTACCACTGTGCCATCAAGAGTACGAGCTTCTACAAGGGGAAGGTTCTTAACCATAGAACCAATCACCTGCCAGGTGTACTCATCATCACTGTCAAATTCCTTAGTGGGGAACTGTGAAAGGAATGTGTCCAAGGTCTTACCCTTATGGAAAGCCAAAAGCTGGACCATCATCTCTGTTGCCATCTGAGGATGCAACCTGAAAATACCACCAAGGTGGTTCAACTTACTGGTCTTTCCCCAGCTGTCGAACTCAAAACTCTGAAATTTACCTAATTTACCCATTATATAAAATGTTAAACATTAAAAACAATCTTTTTACCTTGTATTTTTAATGTCTAGAGAGCTAGCTTAAATCCTGCGCTGAGGAATGATTCTGGATCTTCTTTCCTGCTTCCTACCAGGTTAAGACTACCATCTGAAGTCCTCCTGCTACCATTCAGGGTCTGTTCCAACTCCCTAAGACCTTTTCTCATTTCTTTCTTGACTTCAGCCTTGGCAAAACTCTTAAAGTCTTTAAAGCCATCAGTCAATGTGTAGAAGAGACCTACATACTTCATAAAGTCTGCATGATTCTCTGATTCATACTTCTGAAGGGCTGTCAGGTACTGACCTGATTCTGGGTCTCTGTACACTGGCCTGGAGATGTTATCATAGATTTTCTTCCTGACATCCTGATTCAACTCCATGTCTCCCATCAGTTGCTTGTCTTCCAAAATGCTCTTCTTCAGATTGGCTTCTTGCTTCTGCAACTCTGCCTTATCCTTTTCTGCTGCTTTCTGGGCCTCTTCCAACAGTTTGTCATACTGAGCCTGGAAGAATTCCCTGTTGCCTTGGAGGGCATCCTTTGCATCCTCAATGTCTGTTCCTGAATCAAAGGTGCGCTGAGTCATCTTCTGAGCTTTCTCTGGAGTATAGCCTTTGTTGAGATAATCCTGATAAATCAGGTTTCTTCTCAGACGTTCTCCTTCTTCACTCTCTGCAGTCAACTGATTGTCAGTAATATTGGAAATCTGTTCCAGTACTCCTTCATACTGCCTAATCTGACTGGGCTCCACACCATTCTCAAGAGCTTTTGAAATCCTACGCTGCTTGTCATCAAAGCGGGCATTAATCTCTGCTTCAATCAACTCACTGAGTGACTCAGCAGAGTCCACCTTGCTTACTGCAGCTTCATCAGAGTTGGGGAAGATACCATCCACTGCCAAGGCATTGGCAATGGAAGAGTAGAAGTTTGGAGAAGTGTCACTGCCCTTACCAGCGGTGGCATCTTCCTTTTCCTCTTTATTCTTTCCACTACCTACGCTCTCTGGCTGTGTCTTCTCCTCTTCTTCCTCAATCGTGTCTCCACTAAAAAGGTCATCGGGATTTACAACCTCAGTAGTCTTTTGTGTATCACCATTTACTGTCCCATCTGACTTCTCCTTGTCAGATTCTGCTGACTCCTCCTGAGTAGCAGGTTCCTCGGTATCTGAGAACAGGCCATCAATCTCCTGCTCACCAAGGATGTTGTTAAAATCTAACATTGCCATTGTTATCCTTCTCTTTTAGTTATTCTACTATCCTTCGTATTGCAAAAGTACTGATTTGAAAGGCTTTTGCTCAAATTCTTAATTTCCCGTTAAGACACAATAAAAGGGATGCTAAGAAAACATCCCTTCTTTACAGTAGGCTAAAACTAAATTTACTGCCTGTCCCGTCTTTTAAGTAATCATTTTATGATTACTCTCTTATCACCATTGGTCTTTCTTCCCTGGATAATTCTTACTCCAATAGTCATCTGCCTCAAGACCTGTAGGCACATGCTCTGCGCTCTTAATATCTCCTTGATAGAGAATCATCTTCTCTTCTCTATAGAGCATCAATTGTACAAGAGCCATCACTCTATCGAAGTTACCATATTGATTCCATTGTATCAACTCTTTAAGTAAAGCCCTATTCCTTATATTATATAGGTTAGGTACGGTAACTTCTATCTCAGTACCTTCTGCATCATGCTCTATCTTGGTAACTGGTTTAAGCAGCCAGTCCCTAATCATCCTGAATCCTGCCTTGATAATAGGAGTAACAGCTCTTACACCTTTTGCCTTATTACCATATCCAATAGAGGTGACAAGCTGTCTGTCTCTTAAGTACTCTGGAGTATCAGCCAACATATAGGTACAGTTCCTCATACTGAAATAGGAGAAAATACCTTTTAAGTTATTCTCATAGAGTCCTTTCATATTATAGAATAGGCAAAGCAGTCTTACTTTCTCATACAGGTCATTGGCAAATTGTGGTCTTCCTGTAAACTCTGCTACTATCCTGTCTGTCCAGAAGTCCATGACAAGCACAGAGCCAAGGGACATTGTACCACTTTCATCATCGTCGAAAGGATCACAATTATGGGTAGGTATCCAATTACACATAAAAGTATGGGTAAAACACTCAAAGTTATACACATATCCAACATACTCCTCAGTTTCAACGGATGCTACCTTAAAATATATATATTCTAAGTCATCACTAAACCATATTCTTTTATAGTTTTTTTCTGTTGCAATATGCTTTGGATTAAAGTACTTTGACTTTAGGTCCTCAGCGTCCCATGTACATATTTTAGCTGTATCTGCTGTAGAAACCCTTAGATGGTACTTATCTTTAAGAGCGGTGACTTTATTTCCCGCAATATTTTTTACATCATATTTCTTCATTTTACTTACACCACAAGTAATACCTAAAGAGAATAAGATATCTTGCATATCACAAAGAAGTTTTAAACTAATACTAACAAACTCAGCTTTATTATTTGTAATACAGCCATCTGAAGCTAGATAACCAAGTATTAATTGTTTCTTCAAATTGTGAGGAATTCTTTTTATCCACTCTGCTAGATTCTTGTTTTGTGCCCCTCGGCCAATGTACTTATCTATAAATCGCCATAAAGCCCTGTTACCAAAACAAAACTCTACACATCCAGGTCTTTTCCTTACTAAAGTAAACTTGCGATTAAATACTTCTTTTACAATTTCTTCAGCCTTTTCTATATAGTATTCTTCTTTTTCATTGAATACAATATGAATTGATATCTTGTCATAAGATATCCAGCCATCTCCTATTATAAGACCCAATAACCACCAGAATCCTTCTTTTGATAAAGGATTTCCTATTTTCCTATCTACTCTGCTAACATCTTCCCAATGCCATGTATGGGAATAAGTTCTTCTGTAGATATTTGGGGACTTAACAACATCTCCTGGTTTTAAGTCTTTTACTTTCTTAAAGGCAAAGTCATAAGTGTAATATCTTTCAGAAAGGCCCTCTCTTCTACATACATAAATACTTCTATAATGCTTCTTTGGAGTGCAACAATATATTGGATGTTCCTCACTAAACACAGTAGGATTATAGACAGTATATAATTTTACTTTATACACGGGATTCTCATTGTGATATTTTTGAAGATTCAGTATTCCTACTTCATTACCTTCTATATCTATTAGCTTATCATGCAGAGTAATGGTTTCTACAGGTTTGAGTCCTTCAGATGTATTAACCATTTCGCCCTCTTTCAGACATCCAAATCCATATCTGTCATAAGGAACCTTTCCTTCACTGTTCTTCTGAGGCATCTCATATATTTCCAATGCTCCCACTACCTTATTATCCTTAGTAGGAAAGTCTCTGATGGGAAGCTCACCTGTGGGCTGGAATTGTATAGTACCATCTTTTTCCTGTATAAGCTCTCCTACATAGACATCATCATACTCATTAGGATTATTATCTATCTGATTAAGCCTGTTGTTCAGTTCTGTAATAGGGAACATATTTCCCTGACTCCTGATGATAGCTTCCTGTGGAGTAATAGGATATTGTGAAAT